TCTACCCCGAATCCAATTTCAACTTGGATTGTCTCTCCGGACGGGGTTGTAACATTTTGGGTTAGATCCAACCCCGGTTTAACTTGGTTAATGAATTTTCTAAAACTTTGTGAATCCTTAATTGGTAAGGTTTCAATCAAATTTCTAATATTCATTAAATCTTTATTTCCATTAACTGACTTAATCATCATTTCAAGTTGTTTGGTGATAATCGGAGCAACTCCATTACCATTCCAACTTTTTCTAATTTCATCAATTTCTTTTTCTTGTTTTAATGATAAAAAAGTAAATGTAATATCATTTTTACTTTTCTCCATGAAGTACTTATATTCACCATTAGAATCTTCTTCTAACTTAAAATCTTTCACTTTAATTTCACTTAAATCAACATCAACCGTAAATGGTTCATTTGTCTTTGGGTCAGTTACCGTAATTGTATATTCTGAACCAAAAGCAGTATTTCTTAAAAATATAAGAATTGCTTGTCTATCTTCATCAACAATTTCATCAACAGATAACGTTTTGTCTAATATTTTTCTTTTTAGTAATTCATCAACAACTAAACCAGAACCAATTAAACTTGGTGATGATAGAATGTTTTCGTCACTTGCGGTTAGGTATGCAACTCTAACTGATTTATTTTTGTTTTTATAATGGATACCTTTAGTTGGTAATTCCACCACATCGTATGCGATTGTTGGGTCTATTCTTGTTTCGTCCATAATATAAGTTTATACTATAACTATGAGAAAGTAAAGTTTTTAAATAAAAAAACCGACACCCATTTCTGGTATATCGGTTTCTCATATGAAAAATTATTATATTAATAAACTTGAATACAACGGTCCATTCTTAATGAAGCGTCAATTGTCGCCAAATCATCTCTTGAGTAATCTAAATCACCGAAGTTCAAACTTGTTAAGAAACAACCTTGTAAAATCCATTTTTCAACCACAACTCCCGTTGGGTCTAACATCTCCAATTCAATGTCTTTCTTATAACCCGCAGCATATCCCATACGACCTGTAACTGACTCCGCATGTAAACGGAACCATTCCATAAGTGCTTGAGAAGCTGAAGGACCAATTGGGTCTTTAAATTGAACTTTAATCTCTTCCCACTCAAATTGACCAGCAACATAAGTTTTTGTGTTCAAGAAAGGAATCTCAACTGATTTAATTTTAGCAGATGGTCTCGCTGTGGAGAATACATACCACTCATTTATTCCTAAAGATGATGGAAATCTTAGGATAAATCTATTTTTTCTTTTCGGTTCGTAAGGAACCGGCATTTTCATTAATAAATCTGCCATATTGTATTTGTTAAAGTTTTTAAGTTATTTACTTTCTTATAAATATATCTATATTGGAAAATAATTTTATTTTAAGTTTTTTATTGGAAATACTTGTTTATGTCAATTATTTTTCGTAGTTTTTTACAGGCTCCAGTATATAGTTCCAGTTTAATACTCTCCTTTAATAATTTAATATTTCAATAATAAATACTAGTATATATAGTTCCAGTATTCTGGGTATAATATAATAGTATAATTGTTATATAATATGGTTCTACGTGGAGCATAAAAAAAGAGCACCATTTCTGATACTCTTCTTCTTTTTATATCTCCTTTTAGATTAGATATTGTCGAATGAAGCTCCTGTTGGAGTGATTACAAATTCCAAATCAATGAATTCTAAAGAACGAGTTGGTTTGATGTAAATCTTACCTCTTAATGTGTTAGCATCGATGTCCTCTGGGTCATTAGATACACTTACACGGAAGTCATATAAACCTCTTTCTTTCTTAATTGATTCCAAGATAGGGTTTACCAATCTTAAGAACTCTTGTCTTACTTGGTCGTCATTTTGTTCAAATAATAACCTTACAGCGACTGCAGATATCAATTTCCTTGCTCTTAATAACAATCTTCTTACGTTGATTCTATCTAAAGCTGACTCTCTAACTTGTAACGTTTTGTTACCCCATATAATGGTACCTGTATCAGAGAATGTTGCAATTGGGTTGATTCTTGCCTTATATAACTCATCTCTTTCGTCAAGAGTAAGTTTCTTTTGTGCTTTGATTGCGTTTACCAAACCTCTACTGTAACCCGCAACTGCGAACCAAGGATAAGATACGTTATCAGTTAAGGCAATATTCTTAACAACCTCACCTGTTGGTGGGATATATAATTGAGTTGCGTTATCTGTGTCTCTTACTTGAATCCAAGGCCAATATGTGGCTGAATAGTTAGAATCAACCGCAATACCGTCTAAATCGTCAATAACGTTAGTTGCATCAGTTTCATTTGGGGCTCCGATAATATAAATTGAATCCGCTCTATCGGTTTCAATCATGTCAATTGCTTGAGTTGTTAATGAACTATGGTCGTAGAAGTTAATACCTGGAGTTGCGAATACGTTAATATCTATTGCTTCAGGGTTTGCATATGTTTGAATTCCTTCTAAATAAGCATAATAATCGGAGTTTCCATTTGCAGTGTCAAACAATCCACCATTTGTTGTAAGACCTGAAATGTATGTTGTTTTTCCAAATATATACGCATCTCCATATGTTCTTACTCTTCTGTAGATATCCCAACCATCAAAACCACCACATACTGCAAATGTAAATTTACGATAATTAATATTGGTTAATTTGTTGTTAGCGGCGTCTGTTTGACCTTCCAAATCATAACCCGTTGTTTGATATGTTGTACCTGTAATTGAAGATGCATTAGTTGATAAGTGAAATCCATCAGTACTATTCAATGTTCCTGAACCTTTATATTTGAACAAATCTGCGTCAAAACTAAAATTACTATCTGAAGATAAACCTAAAGATGTTTTTCTATATTTGTCTCCGTTACTTGTTGTTGCTGAATATGGTGATCCAGCTGGACCAATCGCATCTCCTGAATCAAAAAATTCAGTTTTATAAAGAACATTACCTAATTTTGTTGACCCTGATAAAGTTGCGTTTGTAAACCCTTTAAATCCAGCAGGGAACGCATTTGATGGTGCATTAGGGTCCATACTTAACATAATATATTTAGAATTCAAAGTATAATCACCATTTGATGTTCCTACCTTTCTAGCAACATATCCCGCAACATCAGGATTCATTGAACATCTTGAGAATTTTTCTAAAACTGACATGTTTTCATCTGTATCGTTAAAATCTCTAACTAGTATGTCAAATTCACCTGTTTCAATATTGATATTTTGAATTGTAATTTTAACTTCTTCATTTGCAGCGTTTCCGTCTGAAATTGTGGTTATATCAAATAAATCATCAACTTTACCACCTCTTACTTCAGAAACTATAGTAGGTGACGTTGGAAAAGCCCAAGGATTTGAAAAATTGTCACCTTCAGCGTTATATACTTCAGTAAAACTTAAACCACTAATCATACCTTGGTGATATAAATTTTTAGTTAAGTTTGGATATACTTCGTGAACATATAAAGGAACATCACTTCTATCTTTATCATATGGACTTGTTCCTAAAACTTTAGTTATATATTTTGATGATGTAACGTCTAAACTACAAGTAAAAACTTTAGCTCCACCTGTTGCACCTGTAACATGAATATCAAATTCAGATAATGGATTAGTTGTTAATGTTGCACCACTAAGAACGAAGGATGTATTTCCAGTAACTTCAAATACTAAAGTTTCTCCTGAATAATGTCCTCTTGATCTTAATGCTACCACTACAATATCTGCATCTGTACCTAATGTTTTAATACCGAATGTTTTACCTGCTTTATAACCTGTCTTACCTAATACTCTTGTTACAAATAATTGATTTGACTCTTGTAAATAAGATTTAGCGACATAACCTAATTCATATTTTGGATTACCATTACCATCTTTTTCAGGTGATGTACTTCCGAAATATGTTTTAAATTCGTCAAAATTTGAAATTAATATTGGTTCATTAGCTGGACCTTTTAAGGTTTCTCCCACTAATCCCAATGTTGTAACACCTATACTTTGTGCTACGAATGTTAAATCCTTCTCTGATGTATAAACACCTGGAGAAACGAATACTCTGTTTGAATTTGCCATCGATTGTTGTTTGGTTAAATTGTTTTTATTACTTATCTTATAAATATCTTTGTTTTCACCAAAGATTTCCGAACTTTTCTTAAAAAGATAGTTATTTATCTTTAATTATCTTTTATATGGAAAACAAACAAAAAAATGTTAAAATAGGTCAGAAACACCACGAAATGTTAAAAAATTATTGTGATAAAAATGGATTAAAAATTTATAAAGTATTGGAAAAACACATTGAGGAACTTTGTAAACCTAAAAAGAAAGACATTTATGGTGACGATTAGTATAAATAAGATATACTAATTTTTGACCCAACTTTAGGATTGGAGAGATATGTAATTTCATCGTCTCCAGTAATATCAAACCCAACTGACTCTTCTTCAGCTAATCCATTGGTTTCAACCGTTATTAAACTATTGATGGAATTACTTAAGTTAAACACTCTTGATGCGGTATAAATAAACTCTTGTTTTTCAAATTGTAATAATTTACCCTTATTGTCTAAAATTACACTATTAATTCCTTTATAAAATTGTATCGTTATTATTGAGTTATTTATTGGAGGTTCAATAAAAGTAATCGTACTTGTAAAGTTTATAAACGTAAAACTTAAATCTCTTATTTGACCAATACCGTTCATTGAAACCGAAAATAAGGTTCCTATATTAGTTCCAACACTAAAATTAGTTTGTATTCCGTCCGCAACAAAACTGACCGTTGTTATATTAATCGGCATGTTTTGACTCTGACTTGAAACAATATTATCTTTTATAAATTCGTACATGGATTATAATTTAAAACAAATATCCTACTGATATATTTGAATTTATTGATGGTCTGTCTGATAAAATAATATATGAATCGTCATCTGAAACGATAAATCCAATACCTTGTTGTTCTGCTAATCCATTAATCTCAACCGTAATAACACTATTAATTGTTTCATTTGTGTTAAACATCGGTCTATTATTGGTTGGTGGGTCAAAAAAAGAACCTGAACCTGTGTATTGAAACTCTTCTCTAACGAAAC